TGCGTAATTTAGTTTCTTCATCTGTGGCTTCATTAAGCGCTTTCTGAAATCCAATACGCTCTACATCAAACTTAGCAGATAGTTCATCTATTGCACTCTTAGCCTTTAATGTGGCTACTTCTTGCTTCTTTAATTTTAATAGATCCTGAGATGCTTTGATTTCTTGTCTTCTTTGTGCGGCTAGTACACGGCCAGCCGTTCTTTCTTGACCACCACGATCTACTGAATCTTTGCCAGTAGATCTTAAAGCTTCCGCAGCACGTAAGGCTGGGCCTATGTATGGTAGGTTTCTTAAAATTGAACCATCTACGCCAGGTATATTACCTATTGCCTTTAGTTTGCCAATTACTCTACCTAGACCCACGATTACTTCGCTTGTGGCTATAGCAAAGTCTTCCATGTTATTGCTTAGGCCTTCAATGCTTTTATCATCACCTAGTTCTGTTAATGCATCTAATAAACCTTTGCCTATAATTTCTTCTGCATTAGCTACAGATGCAGCAAATAAACTCATCTTGCCAGCATAAGTATCTAATCTAGCTAACGCCTGACCTGAAAACTTTTTATTAAGTTCGGCCATAATATCGTCCATGTTGCCAGCTTTTAATAAGGATTTATCTAGGCCAGCACCTAATCTGCTTAATCCTGTGGTATTGCCAGCGTAGGCACGTGATAAGGCTGCGGTAACAGTGCTTAAAGATTTACCTGTAGCGGCTGATACATCCATAGCCGTATTTAATGCATTTTGGCTAGTGGTAATAGATCCTGTAACAGTTAATAATTGTTGAAAGGCCGGGCGTAGTTCATCATCTAGTACGCCTGTAGTTTTCTGTAGGTTAGCGATATAAAGTTCTACGGCTGGTGAACTAAATGCAAAACCTGTATTTTTTAATTGAATCTCTAAAGATTTGGCGGCTGCTTCATCGGCTGTAAATGCTTTTACTGCTTCTTTACCAAATCTAGTTATTGCTCTAACTGAAAATGCTGCAGCCAGTGTGCCGCCTAATTTTTTGACTTGCTTGTCAAATACGTTTACATCTTGCTTAGCCTTTTTAAGAGCCTTACCATTCCAGGTCGCCGAGGCTGCTACAAATATATTGGCCACTATGCCACCTTCTTAACTTCAGTTTTGCGTGTAAATTCCACAGCTGTTTTATCTACGGCTTTTAATATAGCTTCATAGACTTTATTGTTATCTTGTGCCCAAGCCTTGTAGATTAAGCGGCCTTGCATCTTTCGACCTGTTGCCCCACGTGCGCCAGGTACTCGTTTAGGCTTTGTTACTGGCTCTAGGGCCCCTATAAATTGCTGGCTAGCAAATGGATTATTTGAATCATAAAAATCTAATGCTTGGCTTTTGGCAGACTTTCTAACATAAGTACCACTACCTTCATGCTTAAATGTAAATGGCGCTCTACCTTGTGGGTTTAATCTGCCTGCGGTTTCATAAATAGAACCAGCCCTACTTACGTTATAAACGTATTGGCTTACTTGCCAACCATTTTTAGTAGCTACATTTTTACCTGGGTTATATCCAATACCAGATTTAACTACGCTGCCATCATATTTTGGAAATGGTCGTTCAATAGTAGAAGATAATGGTTTAGACCACCCAGATAATACTTGACTATTAGATGGTACAAAACCTTTAGCCTTTTCAGCTACTGCTCGCATTAATGGATCAATAGCCTTACTAATTTTTAACCTTAAATCTTCATCAATAAAACTGAGCCCATTAAGAACGTCTTTAACGCCTACGACTTCTGCTGGCATTCTTAACCCTTTCGGCTCTATCGGTTATCACTTGAATAATAGCCCGATACATTTCCGAGTCCATGTTAATAAACTCGCTAGGCGGTATTCCAGTTTCTACGGCTAATGCTGCTATGCCATAAACTATAGAATCCCGCTTTACTATTTTTTTTCTTCGTCTAATACCTCGACAGTTTCTAAGCTGTCTATAAATTCAACCCCAAATACAGGTACTTGTGCGCCAGACTTGCGCAAGCACTCCCAAGCTAACCAAAAAATATGGGTTTGCTGTTCATGCTCACGCAAAATCTTGCTAATACCTGAGCCCCATTTCAACTCAAAGCTATATTCAATTCCTGGTGTTATCTTGTGTTCTGTGACTTCACCATTAGCCCTAGTAATTTTAAGCTTTGCCATTGTTACTCCTTAATTAGAACGCCACTGATGGCGATACTGTGATTACGGAGTTTACAGTAAATGTAATGCTAGATGTAGCAATTTCGGCTACTCCAGCTGACCCAATTGGTGTTAAGTTATTTACTAGAATTGAGAACTGGTAAGTAGGGTTAGCAGCTGACACTGTAGTTCCCTTAACTGTAATTACTGATACTGCTAAAGTCTTGCCAAATGCCTCATTTAGGGTCTGGCTTACGTCAGATGTTGCCCAGTCGTTCATGAAGTCGATGGTAAATGTGCCACTCTGTAAACCAGCTACATAGCGATGAGAAAGATCGCCCATGCTTGTGATCTCTAACTCATCCACGATTTGATTGATAACAGCGCTTGATACCAAGTCGCTAATATCAATTGAAGGTGTAGTAGGCGCTGCGTTGGTAGCCAACTTAACGCCGACGTTGTTATTTAAGTATATTGCCATTGTTACTCCTCGTCATTCTTGTTGGTTGCTGCTTTGCCTTTTGGTTCTTCTTTTATTTGGCCTGTCTTTATTAAGAAGGCTAAATCTTCTTCTTTGCTCATAATTTAACTCCAGCTCGTTAGGATTGATACTGTAATTTCAGACACCAATAAATCGCCACTTTGAGCGCTTACGATTGCTGGAGCTGAAATGCTTGATATATTAAGTGTCAGCGCTGACGCTGCTAACTTTGTTACTACGGCTACTATGTAATCTTCCATACCAGCCAAGTTACCCTGGTTATCTAACGCAGGTTTAGTGATTAAAATTCTAAAGTTTGCTAAAGGTAATACTGTTACATGATCATTATTGCTAGGTACTATGTAAGGATCGCCAGGGGTGATCGCTACTGCATTGGCAAGTAATGTAGCCGGTGGAAATGCAAATACTGACCACACGCCAGCATTGGCTAGTGTTGTCGCTAATGTGCTACGTAATGTCGTTATTGCGGCTGGCATTATCCCACCAGTGATGCAGGACTTGAATACGGCTGGATGAGACCACGCACTCGGTTAATCAGCTGATAACCCATCCGATAAGGGCTGGCAGAGATCCCATCCATACCGACCCCGCCAGTTTGACTTACCTGGCGTGCTTGCCAGATGTCAACAGCTACGATCATCGCAGCTTCCCGAATGGCTGGGGTTGTCGCATAAGATTGAGTTTTGTGATCAGGGCCAGTTACTAGGCCGTATGGTGCTACTTTGTGAAAAACTTGATTTGCGGCAGTTTTGGCATATTGAATAAAAGAATAACCATTAGGGTAATTAACTTGGCCGTAGTTATACATAAATACTGGGATAAGGCTAGTAGTACCGGATGTTGGCGGTATTGTGCCTGTAATTGTAACTGTGCCGTTAAATGGGCTTCCGCATGCAGATACTGTGACAATTTGTCCAGCAGCGAATGCGTTTGGGCTGGCAAGCATAAGTGTTGCCACGTTATCTTGTAACGCTGTGCCTACTACTGGGGCAGTGTTGAACCATAGATATTGGTTAATTAAATCTTCTGCTGTTTGACAGACTTCCTCAACTGTAGCCGAAGTGTAGAGTGAACCAATACCTAAATTACTGCGTAACTCAGCTTCGGTTACATATGTGGCTGGCATCTCTACTCCTTGTCTAAAAAAGCTCCCCCAGGGCTAGGGCTACTAAACCCCAGGGGATTATTAATTGTTAAACGGGTCTTATCAGGTCTTCTTGTACTTTAAGATTCCGTTAGGCATCTTGGCGATTGTTGCCATGTAGCCGTAAATTGCAACCTGAACCTGCAAATTCGAGACAACATTCACGCTCATGAAATTTTGGGCGGAACGATATACAGTGAATGCCTCTGGTGCAAGGATAATTGCTGAATCATCATCAAATGTTGTAGCTGTGAAGTTCTTGTCTACGTATAGATCAAGTCCTAGCACGTTGCCACGGATAGATGATGGTGTAACTTGTCCAGCTGCGTTCATTGGTTGTAACGCATTAAATACTGGGCGCTTTGTTGTATCTTGCGCACCAATTAACGCACCCCATTGTGCTGGGTTAGCGATGTAATTCTGTGCGAAATAGCCAGTGTTTGTGTAGATAGTACGTGCGCCTTCTGTTGCGAATGCAACAATACCATCAAGGTCTGCAGTTGTATTTGTACCATTAGCACCTGCTTGGATCAAAGCTGCTAATACAGTCTGATCTAGGCGCTTTAAGTATGCGTACTCAAGTTGTTTTGTTAGTTCTGCATAGAAGTTAGGGTCTGAACGCTCTAGTAATTCAACTGAGAGTGTGTTCATACCAGCATACTTAGATACTGTGCCAGTTAGGTACTGAGTTTCCATACCTGTGTTTTGTACTGCGCCAGCTTCTGCTTCTACAGTTACTTCTGGTGCAACACCTGATCCGCCACCAACGCTTGTAACCAATGAAGGTACTGAAATAGACATACCTGATGTTGGCAGTGTGCCTTGTGAGCAAGCATCGATTGCTGGTGTGCCAAAGCGTGTGTTAGTTACAAACTCGCTTAGGTATTGAGTTGGAGAAAATGCTGGGTTTGTTGCAAATGAATCATCTGCTGCAGCTACGTACAGTTTTGAATCATCATTACCTAATGCAGCCTTGATCTTATGCTCTGTATAAGCAGCCATAGATGTAATTGGCGTACGGATAGATGTTTGGATAACTGGTGTTGTAATTACTGGGCGTGCGGCTTCTACTGTAGGAGTAGCAGCCTCTGCCTTTGCTTCTTGTGGCGCTGTTGCTAAATCTTCCACAGGAGCCTCGCTTTCTTTAGTTTCGATTGGTGTCTCTGCTTCGCTTTCGCTAGCAGCAACTTTAGTTACTTGCGCTGCACTGAATGCAGGTGATTCGACTAGGCTAACTTCTTTTAAAGTTGCGCTAGTTACATATAAATAATCTTTTTTCTGTATAGACTTATTAACGTCTACACCAACTGACAAACCATCGATTAACTGCTCACCTGCAAGGATTAAAGCATCTTGGCCTTGCATCGATGCGCTAATCTTAAATGATGCGTAGATTCCGTCTTCTGTTTGATTAAACTTTTGCATTCTGCCGATAGGCCGCTCTGCGCTGTGCTGCATAAGCATCTTAACCTTGCCTGGATCACCGATCTCGATTGAGCCTTTAGCAAAAACCACTTTACCTACAGAAGTATTGCCTACCTCTTCAAATGGCACGATCTTGCCAGCAATTACTCTGCGCTCTGTATCCGCAGCTTCTACCTGGCTACTGAATGTAAGTATCATCGTCTTGTTCTCTTCCGTTAGGTGTTAGGTTTTCCATTTCTTTTGCATCATCTATATCAATTAAACCTAGATTTAGCATTTTCTCTAATGCTTCTAAACGCTTCATTGTGTCAGCACGTAAGAATGATTCTTCAATAGCAAATTTAACTACGTGGCCACGTGGGGTTATATCATCCATAGATAGTCGATCTTCGATGGCACAGATAAATGGTTGAAGTGAGTATGCAACAAATTCTTTACGGCCATCAATAATGTTCTGGTAAGTCATTGAGTTATTCATATCTGCAGAGATGTAATAAGCTGGTACGTTCATAGCTCTAGCAATTTGAGTTGCCAAGTATTGTTGCGCTTCGTTATACATCATATCTTTAGGAGAGAATCCTGTGGTTTCGTAAGATAAAGTAGATGTTAAATATGCTGTTGATCTATTTAGTCGGCTCTGCTTCCATTGTGCTAATAATCCTGATACTTGCTGCTCTGGTAAATCTGCGCCAGTGTTTTTAATGTAACCACTTGGCATCGGGGTCTGTGCAGATACGGCTGCAGCCTTTTCAATATCTAATG